AAGCAGTCTATTCTTGATAATATCCAGAAATTAGAGGATGAATATAAAACTGACTCGCAAACATTCGTATCAAATCCATCTGCTATTAAATTACTAGAAGAACAATTACAAAATCCTGTTATGGATTCAGGCAAAGCATTGACTAAAATAAAGACTCTTAGAGCACAATCGAGAAAAGGATTTTCTAGTGATGACCCTATACAAAATGGGCTTGCTAAAACGCGTCTTGAAACTGCAAATGCAATAGAGGGTTTGTTTGAAGAAAATCTAGTTTCAGCAGGCAAGCCTGGGCTAGTAGATAAAATGAGAGAAGCGAGGACAAAACTTGCTCAAATAAACTATGTAGAAGATATTGTTGACCCATCTGGATTGGTTAATTTGCAAAAGGCAGGAACACTAGGAAAAAAAATACCAACATTGTCTGGCAATCTTAAAACAATTTCTGATTTTGCTAATACTTTTAAAGAAGGAGCGGCAAATCCTACTACTAAAGGATCAATAGGTTATTGGGATGCTATGCTTGCATCTGGCGCGTTAGGCGCTGGACATGTTGGTTTGGCTGCTACCGAAATACTTGGTAGAGGGGGAATTCCTATTCTTGCAGGGAGAGGGATGCTGCAAAATAAATTGCCAACCTATCAAGTAGGTAATATGTATAAATCATCTATGATTGGCACACCTTATGGGCTGGGTATGAACTCTAGCAGTTTGCCACGGGACATGCTTAAAAAGGAACAGCAATAATGGCAACGTACTTAGATTTGGTGAATGACGTACTTATTAGGCTTCGTGAGACAGAAGTAAATTCTGTTCAAGATACTCTATACTCTAAATTAATCGGTAAGTTAGTGAATGATTCCAAGCGTAGAGTAGAAGATTCTTTTGATTGGAATGCGTTAAAAACAACCATCACAGTAACCTGTGTATCAGGAACTTACAATTACACTCTCCCTGGCACAGCAGGGAGGTTTAAGGTTGTTGATGTGTTCAATGACACCAATAACTTCCAGATGATTAACGCTCCTATCACATGGCTGAATAGACAATTCCTGCTAGGCTCTAGTCAGAGTGGCACTCCTTTTTATTATGGGTTTAACGGCATAGATTCAAATGGCGATGCCAAAGTTGACGTATATCCAATACCTGACGCAGAAGATATATTGAGGTTTAACTTAACTATCCCACAAGCAGATTTAAGTTCGGATTCAGCAGTTCTTACAATACCATCAGAGGCAATCATCCAAGGTGCTTATGCGGTAGCTCTGGCAGAAAGAGGTGAGGATAACGGATTAGCCTCTAGTGAAGCGGTACTTATTTATAAAAGCGTACTGTCTGACCATATAGCTATTGAATCAAGCCGTTATACTGAAAATGATTGTTGGGAAACAGTATGAGTAAGGGTCTCACGCCATTTACAATTAGTGCGCCAGGCTTCTATGGATTGAATCTTCAAGATTCTTCCGTAGAAATGAACCCTGGGTTTGCGCTAACTACTACCAATTGCGTAATAGACCAATATGGTCGAATAGGCGCAAGAAAAGGATGGATTAAGGCTAATACTGCTTCTACACCTTTAGGCTCTGCTAATGTAGAAGTGATGGCAGAACTTATCGCTAATGATGGAACTTCATATATTCTGTGTGGCGGGAATGGCAAATTATTTAAACTATCTTATGGCGCTTTGGTTGAGTTGACTTACGGTGGTGGTGGGGTAGCCCCAACGATTACTTTAAATAATTGGCAGACTGCTAACCTGAATGGAATTTGTTACTTCTTCCAAAGAGGTTACGATGCGTTAATCTTTGATCCAAGTGTAAGTACGACTACTTTCAGACGTGTCACTGAAAAGGCGGGTTATGTTGCTACAGTACCCCAAGCCAATACTGTAATTAGTGCATATGGTAGGTTATGGACAGCAGATACATCTACAGATAAAAATACAATCACTTTCAGCGATACGATAACAGGACATGTTTGGTCAACTGGAACAGCGGGGACTTTAAATGTTATAGGTGTGTGGCCTAATGGCAGTGATGAAATCGTTGCTCTAGCTGCTCATAATAACTTCTTAGTTATATTTGGCAGGAGACAAACGCTTATTTACAGTGGCGCGAATATACCTTCAACAATGACTTTATCAGATTCTATTACTGGGATAGGTTGTATTGCTAGAGATTCAGTTCAAGCGATAGGAGAGGATTTAATATTTCTGTCTAGTTCAGGTGTTCGTTCACTACAAAGAACTATCCAAGAAAAATCTGCTCCTTTAAGGGATTTGAGTAAAAATATTAGAGACCATATCACAATAGATATTAATTTTGAGACATTAGATAATATAAAATCAGGCTATTCAGGTGTAGAGTCTTTTTATCTACTAAGCCTACCTGCAAGTTTAGAGGTATATTGTTTTGATACGAGAGGTACATTAGAGGATGGCTCTGCCAAAATAACCGTATGGGATAGTATTTTACCTACCTCATTTCTGACTACAAGAGATCGTAAGTTTTACATTGGTAAAGCTGGCTTCATGGGGGAATATACTGGGTATTTAGATGATACTTCTACTTATGTGATGAAGTATTACACTCCACATATTAACTTTGGTGGATTGTCTTCAAGCTCTATTCTGAAAAAAATATCCCTTGGTGCAATAGGCGGGGCAGGACAAGTTATAAATGTTTTTTATGCGTCAGATTACTCAGCTAATTATAATACGGGGCAAATAACTTTCCCTGCTGGTACTGAGAGTTATTTCAACTCTGCCTCCTATTTTAATAATACTTCTTATTATTCTAGTGGATTAAGTTTTTCAACTATTAATTTACAAGCAGGTGGAGCAGGGAAAGTTTTACAGTTCGGCTTTGAAATGATCGTAAATGGGTATCAGGTATCATTCCAGAAATTAGATATATTTACTAAAATTGGCAAGATGTTGTAAAGGAGAATGAAGTGAGCGACTATAGTAAAATAACAAACTTCGCTGCAAAAGACAGCGGTATATTAAATGCAGCTAGATTAATTACTGGAACTGGAATTGATAATGAGCTTAATGCTATTTCAGTAGCTATTGTAAGTAAAGCAAATACCAATACGCCTACACTAGTCACTCCTATTATAGGGAATGCTACTGGTACAAGTTTAGCTTTAAGCGGTGGCGAGACAATAGGGACAAGTCTTACTGTTGGAACAACACTTGATGTTACAGGAGTCATAACAGCGACTGGGGGTATTATAGGGGCTTTAACTGGTAATGCTACTACGGCAACTACAGCAACTACAGCAACTACAGCAACTACAGCCACTACAGCTACTACAGCTACTACAGCTACTACAGTATCAGATGGCGCTATTACAGCAGCAAAGTTAGCAACTAATGCAGTAGTCACAGCAAAGATATTAGATGGTAATGTAACGGATGTGAAACTTGCTACGGATGCAGTAACTACAGCAAAGATTCTAACTGGTGCTGTTACAATAGCTAAACTCGAATCTGCAATAGCTGGGGATTACCCTGCTATGGCTCATTTCCTTGTTGATAACACTAATACGATGGGGACTACCACTCCCACAAAAATCAAGGAAGTTAGACTTGCCAGAGGTGGAACTTACAGAACGATAATTAAAATCTCCCACGTAGGTTTTGTTAATATTCCAGATTATGGCTATTGGCAGATATATAAAAATGGAGTAGCTATCGGCACGCTTAACCAATATCAAGTTTGGTATTATGATCCATCTAAGATTTATACAGTGCAAGATATTGCAGGATGGTCTGCGGGTGACTTGATGCAGCTATATTGCTGGGCAAATGGCACAGCAGGAGGTGGTGGAGTGACTGCGAATCTTTTAGTGCTAGAGGGTGCGCCACTGGTAGCTACTGCACTATACACTGAGAACTTAGTAGCAGGTGCTTGGTAACTACTCCTGTATATGAAAATGCGGGAAGTTAAACATAAAATTTACGCTCTACATTGGTCAGTTAGATGGGGATACCCCTTCTTCCTTACTCAGGTCACAAAAATATACTCTATGAAAGTGAGTAAATATGGGAATATATAGAGGTACAGGAACATCTAGTAATGGAATACCAACACCAGATGTATCAACTCGCGTAGCATTGGCAGGGGATACTATGACAGGGTACTTAAATGTCCCTGCTGGTGCTACTGGCACTCAAGTTCCTCAAAGAGGCGAGATAGATACGGCTTTAAATTTAAAGGCGACTATAACTACTTTGGCTGCTACAGGAGGCGCTGTTCTAATCGGCAATACTCCCTCAGGCAATATAGTCGCGACTACAGTTCAAGCAGCTCTTAATGAACTTGATACTGAGAAAGCTAACTTATCTGGTAGTGCTTCACAGGCATTTAGTGCTAGTACGTTTACTGGATCATTGTCTGGCAATGCTACTACAGCTACTGACACAGTATCTAAGACAGGTACAGGGTCAACCTATGTCACCAACACTTCCCCCACACTGATTACGCCCAATATTAATTCGGCACAGTTCGCTACTGTGTCTGGTACAGCACCTATTTATGCCTGCCGTGCATGGGTTAACTTCAACGGAACAGGTACTGTGGCTATTCGTGCAAGTGGGAATGTGTCGAGTATTACGGATGGCGGAGTGGGGAATTACACGGTTAATTTTACGACTGCTATGCCTGATACTAATTATTCAATTGTGACTGGAATAAGCGAATCAGGTGTTGGGGGTGCTGCTAGATGTGCGGTAGGGGATGGGCTGACAGTATCGAATGCTCTTGTGCTGGGCTTTAACACAGTCACACTGACAGATTATGGCTTTATTGATGTAGTAGTGTTCAGATAAAAGGAAAATAAAATGAACGTAATTATCTACAAGCAAGATAGCGGCATAGTAGCCATCACCCGTCCAACGGAAGAAGCACTAGCATTAATGACTATCGAGCAAATAGCAGCTAAAGACGTCCCTGCTGGTGTGTTATTTGAAATAGTGGATGACTCTGCAATTCCTGCTGACCGTACTTTCCGTAACGCATGGGAACATTCTAATAGTGCTATTGATATTAACATGCCAAAGGCTCAGATCATTGCGCATGATAAGCGTAGAGCTGCCCGTTCAGTAGAGTTTGCACCTCTGGATATTAAAGCGACCATCCCTTCCGAAGCAGCGAATGCAGAGGCTGCTCGTCAAGTAGTGAGGGATAAATATTCAGCAATTCAATTGAATATTGATTCTGCGATTAATGTGTCTGAGTTGAAGTTGATTGTTGATGCCCTACTATGAAACAGCTAATTATGATTATCGGTTTTCTTTCTGTATTTATCTACTGTGTTTATTTAATAGGATCATCAATATGATTTTACGTTACATAATCGGTGCATACCTTGTTGTTCTAACTATGTTAGTACAGACACTCTTTCAACCAATCATCGCTTTATTTGTTAAGTCGGACGGGAATATGCCTTGGTTCTTGAAAGTATTTCAGCCATACGACACCTTGGCTACCGGAGATGAAAACTTCTGGAACAATGAAATGAAAGATCACCCCTCAAATTACTACCGGTGCTTGATGTGGGGATGGCGTAATGCTGGCTGGGGGATGATGGGTTACATGGGATTCAAAGTTAAGAATATCGTTAACTATCAAGAGTCAGGTAGTGAGGTAGATATTGGTGACGGCATCCCTAAACTTGGTTCAGTTTATCGTAGTTGTAAGAACAGATGGTGGAAATACTTTGACTATAAAAAATGCGGTAGTTGGACAACAAGCTATGGATACATGGTACAGTTCGGTTGGAGTTTAAACGGATGTACGACTGCCCCTAAAGGTGATGTTCGTAGATTATGTATTGATATTAGACCATGGGTGAAATTATGATATTAACTGCTCTCGAAGCTGCAACTGCCGGATGGTTAGTACCTGCATTATTTGCACTGGTCGCATTCTTTCTTTATAGAATTTTGCAGCAGTTCGATAAACTTAATGCCACTGTTCTTGACTTGAATGCCACAATGCTCAAAATTGACAAAGATTTAACGGGCGAGATTATCACTATCAAGGCTATTCAATTAGCACACACTGAGCAGATTAGAGGACTTGGCGAGATTTATGATCGTATCCGAGCAACTGAAAATCATGTGTCAGTTTTACAATCGAAGTGCGAGAAAGCGATGGGGGTTTAGATGGCAACTTTACGGGAACAGCTTATTACCGATGAAGGTAAAAGAACATCGGCGTATAAAGATAGTCTTGGGTATTGGACTATCGGGGTAGGTAGGTTGATAGATGCAAGCATGGGTGGGTTCTTACGCGATGATGAAATAAACTTGATGCTAGATAATGATATTGCATCAGCACAGCGTGATTGTAAAAAGCTATTCCCTGCTTACGACACATTTAGTCAGGACAGGCAAGATGCGTTAGCAAATATGATGTTCAATCTTGGAATTAAAAAGTTCACTAACTTTACTACAACTGTAGGTCACATAAACGCAGGGGAATGGGCAGAAGCGCAGGAAAGTGCAGCTCAGTCATTATGGTTTAGGCAGGTAGGGAAAAGAGCTGAACGTATCATCAAGCAATTGGGGGTTGCATGAGTGAAATTAATCAAGTGAATATGTGGCTTAATCTCTTTACTTGGGAAAATGTGGGCAACGTAATGGCTGTTCTTGTAATTGCTACTGCGATTATTGGATTTATTCATGCGGTAACATCGCCAAAGAATGAGCATAGTCTTTTAGATATATTCCTTCCTTTGGGTTCTAGTAAGATGAGAATCAATGGAACATGGCTAGTGGCAATGTTTATCCTTATTTACCAAACAATAGGAAACACAATTACTGATAGTGTCATAGGGTTGGTACTTGCTGCTTTCGTAACTGACCGTGTATTTGGTAGAAAAGATGGAAAAAAGACCCAAGCAGAGGTAAAGGAATGACAGCTCAAATTCAGGCTTACTCTTGCGCTACAATTATCATCTGTTTGTTAACAATTACAGGCATAATTGGATGGCAGTTACATTCCGTTGAAGTAGAATACAAAACCTACAAGGACTCTATCAATGACCAAGTACAGAAGGCTAAGATTGAGAAAGCAAGAATCGAAGCAGAACAAAAAGCTAAGTATGATCGAGAGTCTTCCGATTACGCTGCTGATATTGACAGGCTTAGTCATATCCTTGACGGGTTGCGAAAGCCTAAAGTTGTGTCAGGGAACGAAGCCTTGCGAGTGGCAGGAAGTAGCGCCAGTAGTTTGCCCAGAGAAGCAGAAGATACCAGCGTCACTGTTACAGCCCTTGCCACTAGAGAGGGAGCTTGCGAAAGTTCTTTCTACGCAGACTCACTAGAAACGACACTGCAATGTAAGGCGCTAATTGAGTTTGTTAGTAAATAGAATAAATCTGACCATTACCAGGCGATTTAAACAGTTCTGGGAAAGTTGATCTTAGCCCCATCATGTCCTTGGGTACTTCTATCTTTATTTGTGGTTTAAATACACGGGTTTTATCTAAAGAATAAATAGCTTTAACTGCACCTTTGCCTCGTGGCAATAGCTCTTTCCCGATTTTAAATGCCAATCCTTCTCTCTGCATTCTAAAAATCATATTCTTTACTTCATTTTGTGAAAAATCAGGGAAAGACTTAGTATCAAACTCTGTTAGTTTCGTATTCATAATTGTGTCAAAAAGATTCTTAACATTCTCGTTTTTAAATATCATAATTTAGGCACGCTCCATAACTGAATAAAATCTTTACCCTTATACTGATCCGCTAGTACACAGGTCGCCGTGCTATGACAACGACCACGCATCGTTTGGTAGTACTGACAGGTGCGGCAGTCTACGAGTTTATCTACCTCACGTTGTTTCTTTTCTTCTTTCATTTCTTTCCTTATCCATTTCGTTATAGGCTTTATGCAAAACTCTGTAGTTCCAGCGCGTATCCCTGAGGTCTTGATATAAATTGAACACCCTCAGCTTTTCCTTGCCCAGCTCTATCATTGATTCGGGATAAGATAAGTACCAAACCTCGTTTATTTTGTCTTTGAGTTCTTCGAGTTCTTGTTTTGTAAAATCTACACAGTTTGGGTGTTGCCTTGGTGCATCTCTTTCTTGGTCACCACTCATTTCAATTCTCCAATTTATGCAACATCTATGCAATGTTGGGCTTCTATTAGTTTTGGCATTTCGTTATCTATCCTGCCCCAATGGTAGCCACGATATAATGGGTCAAGTTCTGCAACTCTTTTTTCAAGCATATTTGCCCATTCAGTTAATCTAGTTATCTGGTATTTTTTATCTATGCGAGACCAAACAATATTATTATATTCTGTCATGCTAGGTTGTTCATTCATGTTTATCTCCGATCTCATTGTCCAGCCCATCGTTCAACTCGGACTCGTCATAAGGGATATCACATAACCATTTATCTGGTGCTGACTTGTATTCTGCGTCCCGCCCATCTAGCGTTGCAAGCGCGAATTCCATCCCGTTATACATGCCTTGCATATAGGGGCTATAGTCCCAGTTGCCGTTTTGTCCTTGCGCTTTTAACTGGGTGCGGACGTAGCCTACCCCTACGATCAAGTCGGAATTGCTAGAAGCAGGTGAGCCGGTTAACTCTACGTTATGCACCTCTAAATCAACTATCAATTTATCAATTCCGTGCTTGCTTAAAACTGATAACTCCCATGCTGCCTTGTTCAATTCCCCGATCAAGTCAATCAGTTCAAGATCGTACTTTTTAAGGAGTGGCAAAACAGCCTTTTGGATTTCTTCGTGTATGTACATGTCTGCCCCCGTTAAATTACTACTCTACGTATGGCACGCGCTCTAAGCACGAGGTGCTTAATGTAGTTGTTCTCTCCGCCGCCGTAGAAATTATGGCTCCGCGCATAACCAGAGTTAGCGTCGTGCGGCTCGCTAGACCAGTAATGAGTCCGATTAAATTCTTCTTTGAGATTCGCAAATAGCTGATATTGTTCGCGGCGGGTTGGTAGCTCTCCCCCTACCTTTTCGGCGAATTTCTTAGCCGCTTCCCAGTCCGCATATACTTCTTTGTGGGCTAATAGGATCAAATGGTAATCGGGCTCGCCGTCCTTTCCGGTGATAATTCCTGCATAGCGCTCACCTTTTTTCAGGACCGAGGCTAGGAATTCTTTCTTTGCTGTTTTCATTTATATCTCCTTTTAATAATTCTTGCTTTACTTAAAATAACTGGCGAACAGTTCACATCCTCTACGTCATACCTGCAAGCCACCGTTTCTTTAGGTTCACCGATATGGTGGTAGGCTGGTATCTCAGCAGAACCTAATGGGGTCATTGCTACGAGCCAGAACATCCAAACATATTTCACTGTGCATTTAATTCTTGAACTAGCCAATCATTCAAGTCTTCTAGCTTTAGCTTCATCATATCTAACTGCTCTAAAGCTGAAACAAAATCTCTTCCATTAAGGCAATGTTGAAGATAAGAGAACTCTCTTTGAAACGAAGCCATTACTTCTGAATAATCGTTAATCATATTAACTCCAAGTTAAGCATTTATAAATTTGTCTTGTACGTGAAACATCGTCTTTGCAGTAATCAATTACTTTCTGCTTATCTGTCTCCCATGTTTTAGCGACCATAGAGCCATCAAAATCACCCTTGCCTTCTATCCCTAGTGCCTTACATAGTTTATCCATAGACACACGTTTCTGAGGGTCTGCTGACCACATTAACATCGTATCCTTAATGCAAGATTCCCAAGGCTTAGAATTCATCGCTGTTAATATCTCTTTAGGTGGTTTAATTCCTAAGATCATTGAACGATGCTTTAAGAAAGGCAGGTCAAATCCAGCTAAGTTATGACCACAAAATTCAAATTCAATATGACTAGCGCTATCTGCTAAGGATTTATAGAGTGATTCAATAACCTCTTTTTCATTCATCCCAGCTTGTGAACTAATCACCTCATCATCATCAAATGACCATGCAATACAGGCTATCGAACCATATAACCCATCGAAAGAAGTTTTAGCAATCATATCTTCTAGGGCTTGGGTGCCGTTTTCTTCCATCCATTTCTGGATAGTTTCAGGCTTAGTATAGTTTCCTGGTGCTTTAATACCTTTTTTAAACTCGTCAATCACCAATTGATTGTTGGTAGGAAGAGTTTCAATATCGAGAGTTGCTATCATTTAATTCTCCTTAAAATGGAACATCTTGGTCAAAAGCATCATCATTAGTAAATGTCTGAGCCGCATCTACAAATGAATCGACTTTAAGCATCTTTTTATATTCAGGGCTGGCTTCAATCATTGCCTTAATACCCTTACCGAGTGATTCGAATATGTCTTTATCAAATTCATCTAATCCAAATATTACGGAAGGATTAACTTGATCTGGACAAGGCATACCTTTAGGGAGAGCCATTACGCCTGAAACTTTAGCTTTAGCTTTGTCATTTAAAGTAATTGAAACCATGCAAGGTTTGCCTAAGATATTCTTAGCTTCGAAACCTGAAAGTTCTTCGGGTGTGAAGTCACGACCGCGCCAGTTAATTAGGTCTTTGCGGAGATTCGCTTTCTCACCAAGGGATTGAGTATAAAACTTAGAAACTGTGAAAGGCTTTCCTTTTGATTCGCCTTCCGTCATTAACGT